CTTACGTTACCAGCTAAAACAACAGAAGGTCGTCCAAGCCAAGTGTATTTTGACAGGCAGATTGACCCTGTAATGAATATATGGCCTACTCCAGAAAACTCCACGGATCAATTGATTTATTATTATGTGCAACGAATCGAAGATGCTGATACTCTTACTAATACTACTGATATGCCTTTTCGTTTCTATCCTTGCATGGTGGCTGGACTAGCTTACTATCTATCTATGAAAAGAGCCTTAGACAGAACTCAGCTTCTTAAAACTGTTTACGAAGAAGAATTTCAACGTGCAGCTGATGAAGATGAGGCGAGAACTCCTTTGAAGCTACAGCCTAGTATACAATATTTGAGGGTATAATGGCTTTTGCGTCTGGTAAAAAAGCATTTGGAATATCAGACAGGTCTGGTTTTCGCTATCGTTTGAGAGACATGAAGCAAGAGTGGAATGGTCTTTTGGTTGGACCAGATGAGTTTGAGCCAAAACATCCTCAGTTGTTTCCTCCAAGAATAGGTACAGATCCACAGGCATTGCAAAATCCCAGACCTGACACGGGGTTAGATGAGCAAAGAGCCTTACAGTATGGGTTCAATCCTGTTGGTTTTAGGGACATACCAGGAATAACTCCAGACAATGATTTGGTTGGTACGGGCGTTGTGGGAACGGTTGGAGTAAGTATATTCAATCCTCAAATACGTGGTTCACAAGCTACAGGTCAGGTCGGCACTGTAACTGTTGGGATTAACATCATTGTTGTTAATCAACCTGTTACTGGTTTATCATCTACTGCTTCTGTAGGATCTGTAACAGTTGTAACCGCAACTACTTTTGACGATACATCAATTACTTTAGACTCTACTTCAGAGACATTTGACGAGGGATAAGATATGGCAAAACAAACAGTAGGTATAGGCTCATCCGCTAACGATGGAACAGGCGATACCCTTCGGGTTGGTGCAGATAAGATAAACGATAATTTCAACGAGATATACGATGCTCTTGGAGATGGAACCGATCTAACGGACATAATAGATTCGAATGGAGTGCTGGATGTAAGAACTGGTGCAAACAAAATTGTATTTTATTATGCTGCTTTAAGCGATCTTCCAAGTGCTTCAACATATCATGGTGCCATTGCTCACGTTCACGCTGTTGGAGGAATGTATTTCGCGCATGGTGGAGTATGGATTCGACTCAACGATGAAACGACTGGGCCTGTTACTAAATACACTGCTGGTGTTGTTGGTTCGTCAGCTTTTACATTTACCGGACCAGGAGCTACGGCTGGTAACAATCCAAACTTTACCTTTTACAAGGGTCACACTTATCTGATTGATAACACGGCTAATGTAGGCAGTCATCCTTTGCAGATTAGAACTTCTAATGGTGGTTCAGCGTTTACAACAGGTGTTACAGATAATTATAATTCGACTACCGGGCTGACTCAGTTTATTGTACCACATGAACCAAGTGATACTACTTTAGTGTATCAATGCACAAATCATAGTAGTATGGTAGGAAACATAACGATAGTGTGATGATATGAGTTTTACATATGACAGCTTAAAACAAGCAATACAGGATTATACGGAAAACTCGGAAACGACTTTCGTAAACAACATACCTGTGTTTATTCGAGCCGCTGAAGAACGTATACTCAAGAATGTTCAGCTAAATTTATTTATGAGAAACCAAGTTGGTTCAATGACAGCCAACAATCAATACCTTGGTGCACCCAGTGATTTTCTAGCTCCGTTTTCTTTAACCATAACTAACAGTGGTAAGAAAGAATTTCTTGAGTTTAAAGATTTGTCTTTTATCGAAGTGTTTAATCCTGATTATACTGTTACAGGAAAACCTAGATATTATGCACAGTTTGATGTTGGTAATTTTATTTTAGCTCCAACGCCTGATCAAGCTTATCCTGTGGAGGTACAGTATCTATTCAGACCTGCTAGTTTAACATCTGGTCTTGGAACAGGAACCACATGGTTAAGTGACAATGCTGATCTTTCTTTGTTATATGGATCTTTGGTAGAATCATATATATTTATGAAAGGCGAACAGGATATAATGGCTCAATATAACCAGCGGTTTGCTGAGTCGTTGACAGGTCTTAAAATGCTTGGAGAAGCAAAAGAAACAACTCAAGAGTACAGAGTTGGTAAAGTAATTAGGAATAAAACGTAATGTTTAAATTAAACTTTGACGTGCCAGACAATCCTATTGTCAACGTACAAACAACAAACAATCGAGGATTTACGCCCGATGAAGTTGCAGAACGCTGTGTAGAAAAATTAATAAGTGTGTCTGACGATGCACATCCAGCTATTAGAGATCAAGCACGAGCGTTCCAAAAGCACATGGAAAAGGTGGTTGCATTTTATATGCGCGAAGCTATTCGCAGTGACCGCACAACCGTGTATAATGCCCTTATAGATGCAGGGCATCCAGAACTGGCTGACGCAATAAGGAGATTATGACATGGCGATCACTCAAGCAATGTGTACTTCTTTTAAGAAAGAGCTTCTTGAAGGAACTCACAATTTTAAAAATTCAGGGGGCGGTACTTTTAAACTTGCCCTATTTACTTCATCTGCAACGTTAGGTGCTTCAACAACAGCTTACGCTACTACCAACGAAGTAAGTGGCACAGGTTATTCTGCTGGTGGCGGCACACTTACACGGGTCGATCCAACAAGCAGTGGCACAACGGCGTTTACAGATTTTGCTGATTTGACCTTTTCAACAGCTACAATCACAGCAAACGGAGCATTGATTTACAATAGTAGTGCTTCAGACAAAGCTGTTATTGTATTGGCGTTTGGTGGAGACAAGACATCAACTGCTGGTGACTTTACTATTCAGTTCCCAACAGCGGACGCGAGTAACGCTATTATCCGTATCGCCTAAACGGGCCTGGTCCTATGGTAGCAATTTCGGGTTGGTCGCGAGGCACATGGTCCCAAGGGACTTGGGGCGAACCCCTTCCGGTTGTTGTTACGGGAGTGGCAGGGACAGGTTCGGTTGGATCTGTTTCTGTTGTTGCAGAAGCTAGTATACCAGAAACAGGGTTAGCGGCTACAGGTGGCGTTGGCTCTGTTACTGTTTTAGCTGCTGCTAATTTTGCTGTCACTGGCTCTACAAGCACAGGTGCAGTTGATTCAGTCACGGCTACAGGCACCGCAACTATTTCACCAACAGGTTCTGCTGGTACGGGTGCAATAAACTCTGTCACCGCTCAAGGTGAGGTTGAAGTACCCACAACAGGACTATCTGCTACGGCTTCGGTGGGCAGTGTAGTTGCTTCTGCTGGTTCTGATATAGCAGTTACTGGTCTTGCTTCTACAAGCGGTCTTGCTTCAGTTACAGTTACAGGCACAGGTAACGTACCTGAAACAGGACTTGCCGCTACAGGCGGTGTGGGATCTGTTACGATAGATGGCGTTGGTAATGTTGTCACGACAGGTGAAACAAGCACAGGCGCGGTAGGCACAGTTACTCTAAAAGCGGATGCGGATGTATCTGTAGAAGTTAACGAAGTTTTTCCTCAAGGTTATGGAACAGGTCGAGTCGGCACCGTCATTGCGGGTATTTCTGTAGAGTTTGTAACAACGGGATTGGCAAGTGGCACAAATGTTGGTAATGTAACGGTACAAGCAAACGCAGATGCTATCGTAACTGGCGTTCAGGCAACAGGAGAAAGAGGAAATGTTAAAGTATTTGATCAAGTTATTCCAGATCAAATCCCTAGTTTTCAACCTCCTGTGCCCGGCCTTCAACCTGGGGATCCGCTTTCGAGTCCGGCCTACAAAGATCCTCAAGGAGCGCCCGGTGGATTTGTTCCGGGAGATCGTTTACAAGCCCCAACATGGAAAGACGTAGCATAGGAGAAACACATGGCTAGTACGTTTACAACAAACTTTGCGATTGAAAAGCCAGCCAATGGTGAGCAGTCTGGTACATGGGGTACTACCACAAATTATAATTTTGATATTTTTGATCGGTTAGCTGGATACAAAAGCGTGACGGTATCTGGAGCCACACATACTTTGACGGTCAGGCCAAGCTCTCCTTCTCAAGGAAATGATAACTCACAAGACGGTATGTATCGGGTTATTGAGTTTAAAGATTCTGGGTCGGATCTTGGTAGTGATGTTACGCTTACAATAGCACCGAATACAACTCAGGCGTTTTTTATCTTTAAAAACTCACTAACTGCGGATAGAAACATAATCGTTACACAAGGTAGCGGGACTAACGCCACAGTGCCAGGAACAGGTAAGGTCAGCATTGTTTTTGGTGATGGTGGCGGATCAGGAGCAAATGTGATAAGCTTGAGCGATACTTTGGCAATGTC